ACTAAAACATCTCTTTCGTTTTGCAAATCAATTGTGTTTATAGACATATTATAACTCCTCTATTAAGCGATTGTAAAACCGTTACCACCAATTACATACCATTTTGATGCTTTAAAAATACATATTGCACTTTCGCCTGGAGCGTTAAGTGTAATTGATGTATTAGTAAAGTTTGCTGGTGTAATAGTAATAGCGTTTGTACCAGAGGTAGATGTATTTAAAATAATCTTTACTTGACCATCTGAACCATCTGCTAAAGCACAACTGTGTGTAGCTGATGTTGCGTTAATCTCTGTTACTGCTGTAGTTACATTAACTGCTGTAGTTGTAGAACCGTCTGCTGTAATTGATTGAGAAGTTTGTTTTAAACCTAGCCAACTTGGAATGTTATTAAAAACATCTTCAGCTGCTACTTTTTTATTTACTGGTGTTCCGCTTGGGTCATCAACCACATGGAACAAATCAGCACTTGCTAAATTATCGCCTAAGTCTGTTAAGGCGGTTACTTTTTTATCTGCCATTTTTTTCTCCTGTTAACCTCTTTTGAGGAATGCTACTCTGTGCATATACACAGACCACTTTATTAATATACTTATATGTATAAGGGCACCCGAAGGCGCCCCTATAAATTATTTTATTATGCTGGGTTTGCTAAAGCAACCAAACATTCGTATTTGACTCTTGAAGTTGTATTATTAGTAAACTTCAAATTCCAACCCATGTGAGCTGCGCCTGTAGGCACTTCACTTGAATCGTAGTTAAATAAACCTACTGTCATACCAGAAATAAACTCATCTGCTGTATTATCTTCAAATAAGTTTGTTCTGTTTGCACTTGACGGTGCATTATTAGTTTGCAACTGTGTAGCAGCCCATAAAGGTGCTCCAGCAGCGTCATCTGTATTTGACCAACTTGACATATTATTCTCTCCCTTTTTAAATGTTAATAGGTACTCAATTTTCTATATAGTACCTATATTTATAAGGGAGATTGATTAGAAACCGAGTTTTTTCAACTCTGCGATTGTTTGATTAGCGTTTTGAAATGTAATTCCTATGCCACCTCTTTGAGTAAACTCTTTGGTGTTCTTAACATAATCGTCAATTAAGATAGCTGGTTGACCAGCCACTTTAGCATAGTTCTTTTTTTGACTTCTCATTACTAGATTGATTTTACTTCTATCAATATTAGTGTTTCTCAAAACCCATTGAGATTTGCCTGGAATGCAATTAGGGTCGTGTGCGTGTTCTACATAAGCACTTAATATATGTGGATTGTACTTCTTAACAAAATTGTATAGTTTCTTACCCTCACTAAGCCATGGTCCTTTTGACCAAAAATCTTTCTTAGCTATGATAGGATCCCAACGCTCTTTTCTTCCGAGGTCAGTCCACTTATTAATACTTAAACCTGTTGTCTGTTCAATGTTCTTTACAAAGTCAAATAGAACACCGTCCATGTCAAGGTATATTCTAGGTAAGTTTTTCATAGTGTTTTCCTTTTTATTATGACTTATCCTAACATATTCCTAGCCATATGGCAACAGCTTTTTTTAATTATTTTTTGAAGCCTGGTATGACTATTTTTGGTAGTCTACCTTTGGTTCTGTTTCAACCTTAGTTTTTGCACTTCCGACCAATGTTTTTCCCTTTGTTTTCTCTGATTCGCCATCAGCGTCATTAGAAGGTGCGACATCTTGTGCTTTCATGTACTTGGCGTTTTTCTTCATTTCTTCCAAGTCTTTAGCTGCATTTGACCATAGAGTATTAACATCTTCTTTTAACTTCTCTATATCAAAACTTTCTTCTTCTTGTGTTACAACTGGTTTCTTTTCACCTTTTTTAGGGTCATTGTAACTGTCGTGTTTCTTTTGATTGATTACGCCGTCAACAGATTCTTTTTTATCTTCTTTATCTTTAATTGCTTTCTGTAAAGCAGGTGGTAATTTCTTTTGGCCAGCAGTTAACTCATTAACTTTAGCCTCATCTTTACCCTTATACTTTTTATCTAACTTATTAAAAAAGTCTTTCTTTTCCATATCAGACATTGCGCCGATACCTTTACCAGTCTTTTCTAATTCTTTTTTAAACATATCTTGGTAGGCATTGTCTTTAATATGCTTTTGCATTTCTTTAACGACTTCGCTCATGCTACCACTTTTACTTTCTAAATAACTCATCTTTATTCTCCTTTTACTTTGGCAGCTAAGTCTTTGTCTGCACCACCCCATGTTCCTGAGGATTTTGTTACAAATGAATTTACTCTAGCAAATGCCCATTGTTGCTGTGAAGCACCTGGTCGGTGTCCACCTCTCCAAGCGGCCATTCCTCTATCGTAAACCTTTTTTAAAATACCGTATGGCATTCCAGATTTTTCAGCTTTCTTTTTTAAACCTGCAATCTGTTCGAATTTCATCTTTGCCAAATCGTGTTTTGTTTCTTCTTTTTTTGTTTTTAAACCTGTCTTTTTCATTCTTTCAAGGTCAGTTAATGACATTGCGTTTTCTTCAGCTTTAACTGTTGCACCATAAAAGTTTTTAAGGTCTGTAGCATACTTGTTAAGGTCTGCACCTTTACCATCTACTTTTAATGCTTTCATTGTTCCTGAAATAGTAAAACCATGTTTTGCTAAATCTGTTGAAGCTTTAGACATTTGGTCCATAGATTTAAAAGAAACAGTCATCTTTTTAAACTCTTTGATTGTTTCTTCTTTTTTCATACCTAATAACTTATCAGCAATTTCATGTCCTTTTTTGATAGTCTTTTTCTCTAAAGGTGGTTCGTCATTATATTTCTTTTTAGCAGTTGACATACCAATTGCATATGCTTTATCTTTGGCCATTTCATCTAAACTTTCATTGGCTCTTTTTAATGCGTTCTTCACATCTGGATGGTCAGCTAAACCTGGTGAAACTTTGTTAATTGTTTTAACTGCACCAGAATAATTACCTTGTTTGTAACGAGGGTCGTTTAAAATTCCATATGCTTGTTTAATTTGAGCGCTAGTAAAATTACTTTTTTTAGCACCACCTTTTTGAGGTCCTGAACCTGGACCACCTTCACTCACTTCTTCTTTTTTAAATGTGTTACTGCCTTTTGGTGTAACCATTACAGATAAACTTAAATAACCGTCATCTTCACCACCATCAATACCAATGCTTGCGTCATCAGGATTTACACCTTTTTTTTCAAGGTAATCAATGATTGCTTCCATATCTTTTTCAGCGTCATAATCTTGTGATGGCTCGTATTCTTTATTCATAATGATTGAACCGTCTGCGTCATCAAACTCTACATCAATCATACCATCTGTGACCATATCTTCTAAATCGTTTTGCATTTTTTGAGGGTCTAATCCATAAGGCACTTCTGGTTTTTTAGGTTCATCTTTTTTAGGTTCGTCTTTTGGCGTATCAGGTTCATCTACAGGTTTTTCATCTTTGTCGACCTTTGTTAAATTGCCACCTATACTTTTGTGAGTAACTTTACCGTCTTTACCATATCTGCCAAATTTCATGTAATCTAAACCCATTGATTTTGCTTTGTCTGAAGCGTCTGATTCTGATAGTTCTTCCATCATACCTTTTTTCTTCATTACTTTTCTAGCAATGTCTTTAAACTTTGAAACATCTTTTTTCTTTTGGTCTTCTTTTGCTTTTTCTAACTCTGCTTCAGAAGCTTTTTCTTTTGCCATTTTATCTTTTAAATGTTTGTATGCAACACCGACTTGAAGTAATGGTTCACCTGTTTCTGGATTTACCAACTTTTCTGTTTCTTTTTTGGCAACTTTAGCTTTATCTGTTTCTGCTTTTTGTTTTAACTGAGCAATTACTTTTTCTTTATCTTCTAATTCTGATTTTAATTTTTCTGCGTCTTCTTCTTCGGTAAGTTGTTCACCTAAAATAGACTTAACTACTTTAACAGATAGTTTTAATTCTTTTGCAATATCAGCTGCTGTTGCACCTGCTTTTCTCATTGCGTCAATCTCTGACATTCTGCCTTCATTAATATATTCTTCGGCCTTTAGACCATTACCTTGAGCAGCTAACTGCATATCTAAAATCTTTCTCATGTTACCAGATAGTTCGATACCACCAGATACATC